TAGCTTACATTTTTTCCTTGCTACTTGGCCCGTCGTTTGCATATGGCTTACCAGTATGGGAATCTCCACTATGGCTTTTAATCTCAACGGATTCAACTTCAACCAGTCCGTGTTAGCAGCTGGTGGTAGGGTTGTCCCTACTTGGGCAGATGTATTAAACCGTGCTAATCTAGGTATGGAAGTAATGCATGAAAGAAACGCACATAACTTCCCATTAGATCTGGCATCTAGTGGGAGTCAAGAAGTCGCTCTAACGACACCAACAATAGGATAATGGCAAAAACTAAAAAAGGTAACGGTAAAGGTAAAAAGTACTAATGAAACTTACCCCACGGCAGAAGGCAACTCTTGAGAAACATTCAGCACATCATACAAAAAAGCATATGGATTTCATGAAGAGACGTATGCGAGCTGGGGATTCTTTTACTGTTGCACATAAAAAAGCACAACAAAAAGTTGGCAAATAAACGTCACGTCCGTTCATCCTTCGGGACGCATGCAACCTGATCATGGAACGGGGGTCAGGTACTATGAGGTATTTACTATGTCTCCAGTAGAACTACAAGCTCGCATCAAAGAGCAAACAGATCTTCAAAGACTAACTAAACTCAAGTATCGTGGCGTATCTTACACCAAGAAAACTTATTCCTAATGAATAGACATCAATCAGATGGAGCTAAAGCTGGACCTTCTGCTTATTCTTTAATAGAAGAAAAGCAAGATGCTTATGGTCTTACAGAAGCAGGTCTTAAAGCTCATCATAATAAACCTGAAGAGCATGAAGAAGAAGAATTCTCTTCTCTTGAAGAAGCTTTAACTAGCTGATGAAAAAATTCAATGAATTATGGCTAGTGGTCTTCGGATTACTAGCCTTTTTTATTACGGTAGAAAGTATGCACTTAAACTACCACAGGTCAGAGACACCTCAGTGTCGGATCTCTGACTAATTGGCTTCTGGCCCTGTACGCAGGATACCCTTTAGCCGTCTAGACGGTGGGAAAGACCACAAACAATGATCACAAAATTTGCATGCAAGAAAGTCAATATAAATTTATCCCATAATAATGGCACATCAAAGTTCCAGCTCTACTACCAGTTTAACCTGGGGTGGTGCTGATAATGGTGCAGCTACAACAACTGCTGCACGTAGAGAATTATATCTCAAGCTCTTTAGTGGAGAGCTATTCAAAGGATTCCAACGCAATACAATTGCTAGAGACCTTATCACTAAGCGTACCTTGAAGAACGGTAAATCTTTACAGTTCATCTACACAGGTCGCACTAATGCGGAATTCCATACACCAGGAAATTCTATACTAGGTAATGGTGACGGAGCACCTCCTGTAGCTGAGAAGACAATCACTTGTGACGATCTATTGATCTCAAGTGCATTCGTTTATGAGCTAGACGAGACTCTTGCACACTATGACCTACGTGGAGAAATCTCACGTAAGATTGGTTACGCATTAGCAGAGAATTATGATAGAAGAATCTTTAGAGCTGTAGCAAAAGCTGCACGTAAAGCTTCACCTGTCACAAAGACTAACTATGTCGAGCCAGGCGGAACTCAGATTCAAGTAGGTACAGCAACTAACTCAGGTGCTGAAGCTTATGATCCTGACAAGCTAGTGACTGCATTCTATGATGCTGCAGCTGCACTAGATGAGAAGGGAGTTTCAACTGAAGGTCGTGTAGCCGTACTAAACCCACGTCAGTACTATGCCCTTATCAAAGGACTAGACGGATCAGGTATTGGTGCTTACTTAGTAAATAGAGACGAGCAAGGAGATGCCCTACAATCAGGTAAGGGTGTATTCGAGATTGCTGGTATCAAGATCTTCAAGTCAATGAACATACCATTCTTCGGTAAGTTCGGTACTAAGTATGGTTCTGCATCCTCAACTGCTCCAGGTACAACTGATCCTGGTAACACAGGTTCATTCGTTGGTGAAGCAATGGGTGATCAACACGCTAACACAACTCCTTCTGGACAGCGTACCGTAAATGACTACGGACAAGAAGCTAAGTTCAACAACACTTGTGGACTTATATTCCAGAAAGAAGCTGTAGGTTGTGTTGAAGCAATCGGACCTCAAGTTCAAGTAACATCAGGAGATGTATCAGTCATCTACCAAGGAGATGTTATACTCGGACGTTTAGCAATGGGTGCCGACTATCTAAACCCAGCTGCTGCTGTAGAATTGTTCTGTGGAACAGCTACAAAGCCTGCTGCATTCGGTTAATATTATTCACACGGGGGAGTTAACGCTCCCCTTTTTTCTTTATAAATTTTTATGGCTTCCACGACAATTGATACCGAGACAGAACTCTCCGCAGTTAACTCAATACTGGGAGCTATCGGTCAGTCACCAGTCACTTCAATAGTAAAAGAAAATCCAGAAGTAGGATTTATATATAATTTACTAAGAGATGCTAATGTTGATTTACAGAATGAAGGCTGGCACTTCAACACAGAAAGGCATGTAGAATACACACCTGATAGCAATGGTAAAATAGCTATTGGTGGTGATGTATTAAGAATGGATACAACAGATGGCTGGGTAGATAGAACTCACGATGTAGTAAAAAGGAGTGGTTTTCTATATGATAAGTATAATCATACTGATGACTTCTCAGATCACACTACAGTTAAATTAGATATAGTTAAACTAATAGCTTTTGAAGATATACCTTCTGTATTCCAAAGGTATATAATATATAAAGCTAGTCGTATGGCAGCTACACAACTTGTAGCTAACCCTCAACTAGTACAACTACTAACAATACAAGAACAACAAGCAAGAGCAACTTGTCAAGAGTATGAATGTAATCAAGGTAATCATAATATGTTTGGTCTACCAGAAGATTCTGTTTACACCGCATACGAACCTTGGAAAAATCTTAGAAGATAATGGCAGGTATTACACAAACTATACCTAGTTATACTGGTGGCATCTCTGAACAACCTGATCAATTAAAGTTTCCAGGGCAGGTAAAGAGTGTACAGAATGCTATACCAGATATAATAAATGGGTTATACAAAAGACCTGGGGCAAAACGAATAGGAACTACACCATTAGCTAACGTACAGTCTAATGGTTCTTGGTTCCATTACTACAGAGATGAAACAGAAGGATCATATATAGGACAGATAGCTAGTGATGGTAAGGTTAGAATATGGAGTTGTAATGATGGTGCTGAGAAGAACGTATGGTATCATACAGATAATAGTGCCTATAGTGGAGGTAATTCCGATCACACATCTATCACCTCTTACTTAACTCCTAGTAGTGCTACAGCTACAGAAGATTTACAAGCACTAACTATTAATGATACTACATTCTTAAATAATAGAACTAAAACTGTAGGTACCACAGGTACTACAGATGCTAGACCTGAAACTCATTATGCTTATGTAGAATTACTACGTACAGAGAATGGTAGACAGTACGGTTTAAATTTATACAATAATAGTAATACTACTACTTTAAAAAGAGCTACTAGAGTAAAAATATCTTCTGATACTTTATCTGAAGCAGCTGGAACTGGAACATGTCCAGGTATAGGTACTCAAGTATTCGGAGGTAGTGATACAAATACTGGAAGTAGAACAAACTTAACTTTTCGCATCACTATACATGGTCAGCAAGGTCAGATAAATGGTTATGATGATGCTGTACCTGCTAGTACTTATAGTTGTTCTTATAATAGAAATGTATCATTATTACATGGTGGAGAGGATTGGGAGACTGGAGATACAACTACAGTTACTTTAACTCAAGCTAAAACAAGTTATGATTATACTGTACGAGTAGAAGATCATGAAGAAGTAGCTGTTAAAGCTAATCTAGGTATGATAAGACCAGCTCCTACACCATTTGATGCAGATACTTCTGTAACTGTAGATACTATATTAGGTGGTATAATTAATGATCTTCCTGGTAGTATAAGTTATAAGGTTATAGGCAACGGTCTTTATCTACATTCTAATAGTGCATTCAATGTAGAAGTAGTAGATCAAGATCTCATGAGAGTCATGGGTACTGAGATAAATGATGTAACTGCTTTACCTATTCAAATGAGACATGGTGCTATTGTTAAAGTAGCTAACACTAGAATGTCTGCTGAAGATGATTACTATTTAAAATTTAAAGGTGAGAATAATCTTGATGGTAAAGGTACATGGGAAGAGTGTCCAGCTCCAGGTATAGTTAAAAGTTTTGACGCTACTACTATGCCTCATATACTTCAACGACAAGCTGATGGAGACTTCTTAGTTAAGAAATATACATGGGCAGACCGTGAAGTAGGAGACAATGAAACTAATCGTATACCTTCTTTTGCTGATGGTACTTCTAAAATAAATAAAGTCTGCTTCTTCCGTAATAGATTAACATTTCTGTCTGGTGAAAATATAATAACAGCTAGACCTGGGAATTTAACAACACCAAACTTCTGGTCTGATACAGCTCTCACAGTATCAGGTATAGATCCTATAGATATTTCATGTTCTTCTACATTCCCGTCTGATTTATTTGATGCTATAGAAATACCAGCTGGATTACTATGTTTCAGTACTAATGAGCAATATTTATTCTCATCAGATGCTGAGATAATGAATCCAGATACTGCTAAGTTAAGATCAGTATCTAGATATAATTATAATGAAGTAGTACCTCCTATATCATTAGGTAATACTGTTGGGTATATAGATAACTCTAATAAACATACTAGGTTTATGGAGATGGCACAAGTAGCTAGAGAACAAGAAGCGGTTGTAGTCAATTCTTCTGAACTGGTACCTACACTTATACCTAAAGATATTGATTTATTAACAAACTCAAGAGAAAATAATATAGTATTATTTGGTAAGACAAATTCAGATGAAGTGATAGGGTTTAAATATTTAAGACAGGGAGAAAAATCTTTACAAGCTGCTTGGTTTAAATGGAAACATAATAACCCACTTAAATATCATTTCATTATTAATGATCAGTATTATTTCTTAGATACAGACAACTTCTTACAGAGTATCAATCTAACACAAGAGACTGGAGACCCTAGTATTACTCAAGATAGTGTTGAGTTTCTGATACATTTAGATAACTGGACTACTGTAGGTAGCGGATCTTATAATGCTACTACAAAGTTAACTACATTTACTAATCAATCTGATTGGATAGATCAAGTAACTTCACCTAATGGTACTCTTGTACTAGTAGATATAGATTCTAATTCTGTTAGAGTAGGTAGATATGCTGAATGTACTGTAATAAATAATGATGACTTTACAGTACCTGGAGATTGGTCTACTGGTACACATTATATAGGTTATCTATATGAATACAATGTACAGTTTCCTAGATTCTATTTACAGAAATCAGAAGGAGAAGCAGTACAATCAGATGTCAACTCTAAACTTACTGTACATAGAATGAAGTTAAACTTTGGTAAGATAGGTCTTTATGAAACTACATTAACTAGAGTAGGTAAGGCTGACTATACTGAAGTATATGAATCTGCTGATTTAGATGAGTATGATGCATCAGACGCTCCATATTTATCAGAAAAAATTAAAGAGATTCCAGTATATGAAAGGAATCTAAATGTAAACGTAACATTAAAATC